ACTTTACCTGCATTGTAGATATTAAAAGTACTAGTTGTGTGGATATATTTATATCCATCATCAAACGGTATACCCATACCCCATTGCCAGGCATCCACATCCCATTCAAAAGCCGTTAGCGTGGTGCCAACCGATTCTGCCATTCCCTTTTCTGCAAATAGAGGTAAGTCTATTTTGGTTACCTTTCGATTGATGCGGTCTGGATTCCATTGATCTACGCACTCGACAAGCCAACGTTTACCCGGCTGTTTAGATTCACCAATGTAAAATTTATCACTGAACAGTTGATAAAGTTCATCCCTTAATAGAAGTGAATCAATATAGTCATGTGCTTCAACTCTGAATTCAGCTGTCATTAATCGGGAATCTAAGTCCTTACCCGTATTTACTGAACCAGGACGACCAGGAAACGACTCTCTTTCCACAGTATAAGAAGGGGAAGGGATGTTCAGTTTTAATCCATATAAACCATATCGTGTTAAATCCACCTTCTTGCCGTTAATATCCCACGCTTGAATTAGGCTCATCCTTTCATCCCCTTCATATAAAGTGTCATTTCAGCATTAGAAGCAAATCGCCCGTCCATTGCTTCAAACATAATTTCTCCGATTAAGTAGTCATCCAGGTAAACGGGAGCGGGTTTGATAACTATCGGCTGTTGTGGTTGTTGCTGATTGTTTAACTGATTGACCACACGATCTGATTCGCCATATGGACTGATTCCACTCGCATAAGCAGGTAATCGATTCATTGATTTGAGAATATCTTTCGTTTCGTCATGCGTAAATACTTGTGTCCCACGCGGTAAATCCTTAACTCCAAATCCGAGCATGTCCCATCGATTACCTAACCTCGCTAATTCGGGTCCTTCTTCTCCCACAAGAGCCAAGCCGCCTGGATGAAAGTCTGTACCCACTGCATAACTTGATAGCCTACTAGCTTCACCAGCCGCTTTGACGTTAATAGTTTTCGATACTGGTGCGCCGAGGTTTCTGTTTAGACTTTCTATAGATGGACTTACGGTGACTTCCACGCCTTTATAAATCTTTTTGCCCGCCAACTCATTCGCTTCGGCTAATTTCTGTTTAACAACGTCGAGTTTTCCTTGCTGTTCAGATATTTTAGCTAGTTCTTCTTCATAAATACCTGGACCGAGCTTTTGAGTTTTGTTCTTTTCTTCAAGTTTCTGTCTGGACTTATCGATGCCAGCCTGCTCTTTAAGAATCGCTTCATAAGACTTTCCTTTTTCGGAATTAATTCCTTGTTCGAAAAGAACCATTTGAGCATATTCATCAGTTAATTCCCTAAACGCATCAAGTTCCTTTTTCGTTTCCGCCAGGTTTTCTCTGTTTTTTTCTAACTTCTTTTTTAAGTTTTTCTCTTGTTCTTCTAATTCATCTGTTCTTCGCATTTCATCTGCAACGATTTCATCGAGTATGCTTAACTCGTTCATGATTGCAATTTTTCTTTCTTCTGTTGCGGTTGTCCCTTCTTTTTCGAGACGAGCAATTTCAAGTTTTGCGTCAGTAATTATTCCATTACTTTCGATGATATTTTTATTTATTTCTTCTTGGTCTATTCCGGCTTGATAAATATCCTTAGCAAGGCTTGCTTGCTTATCCAAGTTTTCAGTTTGCTTATCCATCTCTTTGGTGATAGTGTCCCAGGTTTCAATAGTTAATCTTTGTCTTTCAAACTTATTCAATTCTTTCAGTTTTTCAAGGTTTTCAGCATAAGCATTTCCTTGTTCGGATATAGCGGAAACCGTTTCTGGAGACTTTTCCACAATCTGACCATTAAGAGTCAGGAATTCTACCATTTCTTCATTTGTGAGCCCGGACTTTTCGAGTAACTTATTCTGTTCTTCTGTCAGTTTCGCAATCGCTTCTTCGGATTTGGCATCTTTTAATTCCGACATAATATCCATGTATCGTAAAACTTCATCTGTCGATAATCTATTTTCACGTTGTAAATCTTCATATCTGGCGATTATCTCATCTAATGAATCAAGTTCTTCTCTGCGCGCAACGATCGAATCCCTTGCCCGACTTGTACTTTCAGCATGTGCTTCGCTTAATTTGTAAAGACCGACAGCCAACAATCCCACAGTGACTACGGCAAGCCCCACCGGCCCCGCTGAGGCGCCCATCACACCTATACGTCCGATTAACCCTTTGCCGGCCGTCGTGCCGAGCATGCTGGCCACGCCGCCACCTATTTTTAGTAAGCCACCGATTCCCGAAGTCAATCCGCCTAAAGCAACCATCGCTGGACCAATCGCCGCAACTAAGCCGACCATTTTTAGGATGGTTCGTTGTTGTTCTTCATCCATTTCGCTAAATGCTTTAGCACCATTTTCAATCTGTTCAATAAATGGTTTTGCCGCGTCAATCGCACTCATGACAGCAGGAATTAACGCTTCACCGAGCGTGATACCTACGTCTTTTATTCTGTTCCACAATATTTTAAGCTGCGATTCCGTGGTAGCGTATCGAGTAGCCGCTTCATCAGTTAATGCTGTATTTTCTTTCCATGCGCTTGTGGATGTTTCAACAGCTTCGGAGAGTATATCTGATGCTCCGGCCATTCGTAATAGAGTGTCAGTTTCGTTTAGTCCTTTAATGCCCAAATCGCCGAGAATCTTGTTAAGATTTTTACCTTCTTCTCCCGAATTACTTAAACCCTTGATAAATGCATCAAGCGCTTTTATCGGTTCATTCTTCCACATTTCGGAGAATTCTTTAGACGACATATCTGATGCTTTTGCAAACCCTTCTACAGACTTGCCGCCTTCGCCGACAGCGTTTGATATCTTTTTCATAACTGTGGACATTGAGGATCCACCGGCTTCGGCTTTTATACCCACACTCGCCATAGCGGCAGATAACGCCATGATTTGCGCTTCAGACAATCCGACCTGTGCACCCGTTCCGGATAACCGCATTGCCATGTTGACAATATCCGCTTCGGTTGTGGCCATAGAGTTACCAAGCGCAACAACAGAACTTCCTAATCTACTGAAATCATCCTGCGACATGCCTACGACGTTCGCAAATTGTGCGAAACTTGTGGAAGCTTCATCACTTGAAAGGTTAGTTGCCTCACCCATGTCAATCATAGTGCGAGTAAAACTCTCGATATTCTCCGCTTTAATCCCTAATTGCCCGGCACTTTCTGCGACTGCCGCTATTTCGGTTGTGGAAGCAGGTAATTCTTTTGCCATATTTCGAATACCTTCGCGTAAACCTTCAAGTTGCTCAACAGTTCCAGGAAACGTTTTCTCAACTCCCGCAAACGCTGACTCAAAATCACTAGCCATCTTAAACACCGCAACGCCACCCGCGACAATCGGGGCAGTAACCTTCATCGAATATGACTTTCCGAAGTCAGTCATATGTTTGCCGGCTTTCTGCATTTTGTCACCCGTCTTGGTCATGCTGTCACCAAGTTTTGTCCATGGGCTTTCTTGTCGCTTGATTTCTTCGTTTAAGCGTTGAAGTTGTCCTTCTGTACGATTCATTTCGGCAGTGGCGTTATTGTATTGCGCGGCTAATTCCTTCGTTTTAGCATCGTCTTCGCCTTTTACTTTCACCATTTCATCGTAACGATGCTTTAACTCTTTCACTCGCCCTTGTTGTGTTTTAAATGTTCTTGTCAGTACATCAGATTGCTCACGCATACCCTTCAAACTTTTAGAATACTCACGACCGCCCGACCTAGCTAAGTTCATCTCCGAACGTAAACCCCTCAAGTCTTGCTTGAATCCCGCTAAGCCTGCGGAACTGCCTTCCTGTTCGAAGGAGAGTCTGGTTTTTAAAGCGCCTACTTCTGCTGATGCCATATATATGTTTCACCGCCTTTTCGTAAAAATGCGTTTATTGTCAAATAAAAAAGCCACGACAACGGACGTGGCAACCGAGATGTGTGGACCCCTCCTTGTTTACCAGCCAGGAATATCAGACAGGTAAACTTCTTTTTCTTGTGGACCTTCACTTTCGTGGCCCATTAACTCCATAAAAAAATGAACGTCTAACTGATCAATTTCAGTCATCGTCCATTTGGGAGCGTTCGCTTTTGCAGGAAACATCATATTCTTATACAAAGTTTTTATGGAAGTATACAAATCGGTAGCAGTTACCGGCGTTACTTCCCCGGCTCGTTTCCCTCTTCGTCAACTTTCTTATTAGGATTTCTTCCCCAAATTGCTTCGTTTAATTTTTCATCAAAGTACCATTTTTCCGTACCTTCAAGTAATTGCTCAGCAGTAAACTGACCTTTGAATACCACAGATGAGAGAATCGCATAAATTTCATCCTCTTCTGCTAATAGTTCCCGTGTCGACGCTTTACCTTCACGCTCTTCTGCCGCCGCTTGTATTTCAAGGTATTTTCTTCGGGCAAGCATCGGAGTTATTGGAGCATTAAATATTTTCTTTTCGCCATCTATGAGTATTTCGATTTGCATAACATTTCCTCCCCGTCTTTTTTAAACTGTTGGCACGTAATCCTTGTCTATCACTGACTTAAACCAGTTTTCAAATATCTTTTTATCCACAATGTCAGGGTCTTCGTTCCACGCTTTAGTTTTTTCTTCCCCGTCATGAATACGCGGAATAGCTTCACCCGTAAGATTTGGCGTTTGATAAGATGGAGTTTCTTGTTTCGTTTCTCTGTTTTCTTCGGCTGGAGCCATTTTCACGCGGTATAACCAAAAGAATTCAGAACCACCACGAGCTGATTCAGCCTGTCCGCCAATTGCAATGTATGGTGCGCTGTCATCCACATTGTCAGAT